TAAGACCCACGCATAAGTAATAAAAGGATAGGATGTTGGGTCTTTGTCTAACATATTATGTTTTCTTTTTGCGTGTTGTTGCTTTAGGTACAGTTGTTTTTTTGGCTACTTTTGTTGCTTTTTTGGCAACTGGTTTTTTAACAGGAAAGTCAAAAGTTTCAATTTTGGGTGTAAAGCCAAACTTGTCTAATATCCATGTAAATGTAAAGTTCATACTGCCTCCGCAGGTAATGGTGTATTGCCTTGCGCTACCCATGCAAGGTAGGCTTGGTAGTCTGTGTTGTCAGGGTCAAATGGGATACAACCAATTTTTCCGTCTTCAAAAGTTGCCATTATTCCGCTTAATGTTCCATCAAAGCGTTTAATTTCTTTATAAATAATCATAGTTCTGCTCCGAGAAGCTCGCAAGTTTGGTTATATGCACCAGCGTTAGCGGTAGTGGTGTTCATTGAATACCTACTTCCCCAAGTGTCTGTTTCATTCCATGTTTGCGATGAAATGTTTGCCAAAGTTCCTCCAGAAAGGGTTGGGGTTGGCGCAACCCGCATATTTACTTTCCAAGCTACTTGATAAGAAAAATTTGGTGTCACATTTGCGTATGAGCCAAATATAAATTTTTGATAATAACGCTGACACAAAGCTAACTCTTGACCATACTGACGATACTCAAATCCAGTAGCACTACTTCCTACTTCTAGTTGAACACCAGTAATGTAGAAAGTTGCTGTATTTGTTCCTACTACGGATGTTGCGCCTGTAGAAGAAGCATAATTTCCTGAAGCCCAAGAACCAGCAGTTTCACTAAATGTAGAACCAACGCCCAAACCAAAAGTAACTCGAATACCAATACCATTGGTTGTAAGCCATGTGCCAGTAGTATCTCCAGCAATAGTTACGCTAATTTGTGTCCAAGTATTTGCAGAAGAAATTGTGTAAGAAAATGGATAACTTCTATCAACAGCAGAATTTCTTAAAGAACCACCAAAAGTACCAGTTAAACTTGAATATACCCAAAAAGACAAAGTTACTGTTTTTGCGTTAGCAGTTCCCCATGCTAAATCTGCTGTGTTATAACCTTCTATTGCTTGAGTAAGAGTAAAGTAATCACTTGAACCTACAGAAGTTGCGGCAGTAGAAACGCATCCTAAAGAAAGTGGAAATCCTGCTAAACTTGTACCAGTTTGCTGTATGGTGAATTTAGATGCTTGACTTACAAGATAAGCCCATCTATCTAAAGTAAAAGTAACACCACCTACAGTTGATGTTGCAACACTAGCACCAGCATTTCTTTGGTCAATAACCATCGCACCATTAATAATGCGATTCTTCATAATAGAAGAATTACCTTGCCCAATAGCTACGCTTTGAGTAGATAAACCTAAGTCTAAAGTCGTGGCTTTAACAGTAGACCTTGTGGTAGAGCCAATAGGGGTGTTATCAATAGTATCGTTAGTTAGCGTTGCGCCTGTAATAGTGCCGCCAGTAATTCCTGAAGCAGTTTGAGTTAAATCTACATAGGCTTTAGTAGCAGCGTCTGTAGAAACAACAGGAGTACCAAGATTGTTAATCTTATTAGTAGCCATATTCAAAGCCCCACTCATAGGGGTTTGACCGTCTGAAGATACTGACTGAGTAAGTCCATCAGCGATGTTTTGCATAGTTGTGTTAGCCCAACTACTTGTAATAGTAGTGCCTGTTACTACTGGATTACCAGCAGGTAGGGTGTATGTTCCCGATCCGTTTCTACTCATTTGTTGCTCCTTGTTGGGCGGCTCTCATAATTAATAATTTTGCCAGCTTTCTTTGTTCAGGAGTACCTGAATTTGCCAAATCTAATACTGGGCGCGCTATTTGGCCTGCTTTATAGGTTGCTTCACCAACTAATCGTGGGCTTTGTAATGGAAGCGTGGCTAAAGGCGCAAGTCCAGCAGGGCCAGCCAATGCAACGCCACCAATAGCACTACCAGCAGTTAATTCAGGAACAATACGGTGCATACCTCTTGGAATCCATGTATTTAAAGATTGTCCTGCTAAAGCTGGCATTAAATCTACACCACCTTGAATACGCAAAATATCAGCTAATTCTTTACGATAACCATAATTAGCATTGACATTATTACGGGTCAAAGATTGAAGTTTGCGAATAGCAGTATCAGCAGAAACACGATCACCTAAAGATAAAGCCTTTTCAAGTTCACGCTCAATTCCTAATGATTCTTCATAATCAGACATTGTTTTGGCATAATTTTTATCTTGCTTAACAATGGTTTGTTTTACAGAGTTGCGTGTTTGTGACAATACGGCTTTTGCTTCATTGGTCATATCATTACGATATAAGTCATCAATTCTGCGTTTAAGAATGTCCAAACCTTCAGCAGTATGTAAGCCTGATTTAGATTTCCATTCATCTACAACAGATTTAATTTTATTAATATCTTTTAAAGAATCTTCACCTACGGCAGAAGCAACATCTCCACCACCTTGCACTTTCAGGTTATCAATAGATTGTTTAAAAGAATTTTCAATAGGGTTAAAATCAAGTCTTGGCGCAGGTTTTGGTAATGGCTTTCCAGCTACAATTTCTTGATTTGGCTTGGTAGATTGAATGCCTTGTTCATACGCTTGTCTGCGTTGAGTTTTAAGCGCTTGCATACCTGATTGCGCTGCTTCCAATACATCTTTAACAGGCACTTCACCACGCAAATTTTGTAAAAACTGTTGATTGCCAGTAACACCTGCTTTGGCAGCTTCTTCAATAGATTTGCTACCAGCACCAGTAGTTAAACCTAATGTTTCAGATAATGCTTTACCAGTAAATTTAGCTGCTGGAGCAATGATTTCACCAACAGGGCCAGTAGCTGCGCCAAACATAGCAGCGTTACCGCGATCTTCTACGCTAGGAGTTAATAATGCCCCTGTACCTGCACCAATAGCTGATTGTTCGCCAACAGCAGTAGCAAAGCTAGGAATTTTGCCAATAATATTAGCTACTTGTGGAATTGATTTAAGCCCAGTAGCCAATTTTTGTGCAGCAGAATAAGGAGCAAGGTAAGAACCAATCTGACCTGCTGTTCCTGTTACTGGATATTGTTCTTTAACTTGATTAGTTAATGTTTCACCAAGACGGGAAATATTACGCCCAGTTTCAGGGAAAGCTAATTCAGTTGCTGCTCCTGCACCTTTAATAAGTTCACCAGCACCAGCAACAGCCATAGGGCCAACAACAGCATTTCCTTCCATTTTAGGTATTTGAATACCTTTCAGAAATCTGTCATAAGCCGTTTCAGGCTGCAATTCTGCACCTTGTGGCATAGGTGGCAATTCATCTACAAGAACAGCACCTTTTGGAAGTGGTGGCAATGTATCAGCCATTATTTGACTTCCTCACCAGTATTTGAATTTACCCATTTATTGTTACGAACTTCAATAGGTTGTCCATTTAATATAGCACGAGCAGTTGCGCCAGCTTGTTTTGGTGCGCCAGTTGGTGTTTTTGGTTCTTCTATTTTAGGAACAACAACATACTTACGCATATTTTCAGGAACAGGTTTTTGAGCAGTTCTATATGTTGCAACAATTTTGCTGCTTCCAAACTCTTTTTGTTCATCAAGAATTTTCTTAACAGTATTTTTAGTAACAAAAATATCAGAATAATTAGGAACTACAGCTTCTAAAATCTTTTCATCACCACCGTTTAATACACCCAAATTATTAGCTTCTTTACCAGTTAATTTGACTGTTGAATACAATGAAGTAAGCTTTGTTCTAACTTGTGGATTAGCCAAATCTTTAGCACTTAAACCACTAATATAATCATTGTATTTACCTAAAGCATCTACATAAGTAGTTGCACCAGTTACAGTATTAGCTGCTGTTCCGTCTAAAGGTTTATAAAGATCAGCTTTATATGCTCTAGCGGCAGAACCACTTGGCATAGCAGGCATGGTAGGCGGTTTAAATGGGTCATATCCGTATGTATTAACCAAAGCATTTTCAGGAACATTTGTAGCTGAAACAGGTTTAATTGTAGGGCCATCCATATTAGGTTTTTGTGCTGGATTAACGATAGAAGGATTAACAACAGGAGAATTAGTAGGAACATTTCCACCGCCTACAGCAGGCATATTTCCACCAGCAGGTGCAATAGCTGAAGATGGGCCACCATAGCCACCAGTACCAATTCCTTGGTCATTCAAATGCAACATTTCACTTGCTGTTAGCGCAGGTTTAGAAACTGAAACAAAACGCATAGTTGATCTAGGATCAGCAGAATTTTTGTCGTAAACATAAGTTTCAGTATTTCCTGTTTTTGGATTGATTTGACTAACTTCTGCCCAATTAGGGCCTTCAGTAAGTTTTTTCATTCCTAAAGCGCGTAAGGCTGGGCTATAAGAACTTGCAGCATTTAAATTGGCTAATTCAGGATTTGGTGCTTTTGCAGCAACAGGAGCAACTTGTTTATATTGTGGATTAAGTGACATATCTGCGTTATACATATCAGCAGTAGTTTGAGTAGTCATTCCATTAGGGCCAAAAATACCACCAGCTTGTGCTGGAGTTCCATGATATGTTTTTTGATAATTTTCAAGGTCTGACATTTCTTGGGTGCGTAATTTTTGGGCTAATTTAGCGGCTTCTGTATCGCTTTGTTTACCAATATACGCACCTGCAATCATATTGGCTGCTGGTTGTAACATTTCAAAAAAACTGCGTGGCACATACCGACCACTAACCATTTGACCTTGTGGTTGTTGATTTTGACCTAATAACATTTCAGCAAAGCGTTGCTGACGGTTTAAAGCCTGCTGTTGAGCATAATCTTCAGGGGATAAAGTCCCAGCTTGGGCTACATTAAATTGATCTGCCATAATTATTCCTTATTCAATTCCTGAAGAACCTGAACTTGCACCACTATCGTAACCAGCGTAAGGATTTGAATAATCAGGGGTTTCACCAACGCCCATCATTTCAGGTTTTTTCTTACGCAACATAGCAGCCATAAGCGCAGGATTTAAAGCACTTACCCCACCGCCTTGTCTTTGTCCAGCTTGTTGAACTTGCTGATTTTGTTGCGCTAAAGCAGCGTTTTGATTTGCCTGTTGTGACGCAGCATTTTGAAATACGGGCGAGGTATATCGTTGATCGTCTTGAGCAAAATAGGGGGCAATGTCGGTAATGTATTGGCTCATAATTTTGCGTAATCTACGGCTTTATAGCCGTTATCAAGCGTTATTACAGCATTAGGATATATAGCCTCAACTTCTTGAGCCATCACGCCTGTATGCGTTCCATAACCTGCTAGTGGATGATCTTTAAACTCAGGTTTGTATTCAAATTGATAGAACGGCAAGCCATTAGGCAAAGTGCCAATTGCTATAATATTTTCTTTAGTGCGAATGTCAGACATGATTGCTGCCGCGCCCAAAGTACCGCCTAGACCCATTAAACCGCTATTTAAACCTTGTTGAGCCGCTTGTTGTGCATTAAAGTTACCCATCTGTGCGTTATAGCCCATTTGAGTAGCGCCTAAAATATCAGCCCCGCTTGTAGTAGCTTGTTGCGGTGCATTTACAAATGTAGGGTTTTGAACCTGTGATCCACTACGCAAAGCACTTAAAGTATTAAGTGGCATATTGTAGTTAGTCATAGCTTGGTTATATTGCTGTTGCTGTGCAGCATTTCCAAGATTGGCATTAGTTAATTGATTGCCAAATTGCTGTTGTGCCAAAGCATTGTTGCCTTGTTGTTGCGCTTGTTGGTTTTGATACCCTTGTTGTTGCGCTGCATTACCAAATTGTGCGCCTGCTAACCCTTGATTAAACAAGGTGTTACCAGCACTTAAACCTGATAATTGCGCTTGATTTAACAAGTCATTTTGTTGCATACCAAGTGAAGATTTGGCGCGGTTATAAGCTTCAGTACCCGCAGCTAAACCTTGATTAGCTAATTGAGCGTCTAAATTCTTATTTTGTATGTCCATTTGCGGCTGTAAACGGGACATTAATAATTGATTTGCTTTATCCCATCCAGCCATACCGCCTGCATAATCAGTTTGTGTTTGCAGATTAGCTTGACCCGTTAATGGGTTTAAATTAGCTTGACCAATGTTGGTAGTGATAGGGCCTGTTTGTGGGTTAAAACCCTGACCCATTGTATTTTGTACTTGCCCTAATTGCGCATTAATTGTCTGACCAAGACCTAAACTAGCATTATTTTGCGTGTTTAATAATTGTTGTCCTACATCAGAAAGTGAAGTTGTGGCAGTCCATGTAGGATTACCTTGAGAATCTGTACCATTTTGAGAATAATTTAAATTCCCATAAGGAGTAACTTGATTTACACGATTGGCGGCAGTAGCAGCTTGAGCCGCAGCAAGATTACCTTCAGCAGTTGTTTGCGCTGCTGCTTGATAATTTGGGGCTGCTGGCGCACTTGGCGCAGGCCCTAAACCTAAAAATCCACCACCACCCATGTCATTCTCCTTTTAACTTTCTTAAAGGACATTGGATGTCTAACCACCGACAATCCTCTTTCCTCATAGCCATAATTACCAAATCTCCATCCATGTGAGCATCGGGTATTTCGGCTACAACTTTAAAGCCTAAGTGTCGGTTTAACCTTAGTGCATCTGTATTATTAGCACAGATTTGCCCTAGTATAACGCTAACTCCTAGTTTATTAAAGGGATAATCAAAAGCTGCCCACAATAAATCTTTACTCACCCAATTTACTTCGTCTACCGCAGCTATGTGCATTTGGCAGGCATTTGGCATAAAACTACAAAATCCTACAACCGCTGCTAAAACTCCGTCAATTTCTTGTCCAATACAGACTGTTTCTTGGGGTAAAGGGTAGTTCATCATGCGAACTAACCAATCGCCCATATATTGCTGGTTTTCGGTAGTTACTGTACGCAATTACAGTACACCCCCGCGCTCCATTACATAATCCGTAGATGCCCAATGCAACTCAATTCCTTGACTAGCAGCATTAATATTTACAGAACCTGCGTAACCTATCCCTGAAACGCCTTGCCATACTTTTGTTGTAATTAAACCACCAGCCCATATATTTTGATCCCATTTAGCAGAATCCCAACTAGATTCTGTTTGCGTATTAGGGTTAAATGAAACTGCCCCTAATTGGGACTGGGTGTCAAAGTCCACGCTAATACCGCATAAAACACTTGGTACACCGCCTGTAGACTGAAGAATAGGTCTTATCATACTAAAGCGTTTTAATTGACCTGCGCTGTCAAAATAACTATAAGCTTGTTGTGCAGTTGCAGTAATATTATTGCCGTCATCAGACAAAGCGCTATATAAAGTACCTACAATTCCTTTGCCGCCAAAGTGCATGTCAGCGTCACCAGACACTTCCCAGCAATAAGCCTCAATGCCTGTAAATCTAGCCCAAGATTTAGTAATGGTGTGCATTACATATTGTTCCATGCCATTAGTCACAGGAATACTAAGAATAAGCATATTTTCAGAAGCAAAATAATTAATTTGCCAGCCAAAGTTTGCATAATAAAGGGTACACGCTTGACTAATGGGGTAGTAAATCTTGTCGGTTAAGTTAATTCTAGGGTCTAAACGGCTAGATTGAAGGGCAGAAGCAAGGGGTACTAATCCGTCTTGGGTTAGTAAAAGTAAATCGCCAGCCCATTTAAAGAAACATCTACGGTTAAATGTTTGACCTAATTGCCACACGCCTTTTAATGTCCAGTTTGCAGGATCAGCAGGGTTAGTACCGTAATATTGGATAACTTCACCCATACTGGTTACAAACACAGCGTAGTCATCTGCGCCTTGTCCAGCATCTAATGTCCAAGTACCCATAGCTTGTAAATAACCACCATTACGGGCAATTCCGCCAAAATAAAGGGGGGAAGCTGCGCCACCAATAGCATTTACATCTAAAAACCATGCGTTTAAAGTGTCTTTTTGCGTAAAGTACAAGCGATTTTTAAACAAATTGACATTAACAAATGTGTTACTGTTTACGCCTGTAATACCAATAACTGTATAAGTTCCTACTACAGTAGCATTTGCCGCAGGAACGCTTGCCATTGTGTAAGTAAAAGTATTTACCCCAGTAACTGTAATGACATAAGTACCGTTATATTCGCTAGAAGTAGCCCCTGAAATAGTAACTCTGTTATTTGTAACTAAACCATGAGCCGTAGCAGTAGTCAAAGTGGCTGTAGTTCCTACCTTTGTAATTGTGCTAATTGTGGCGGCAGTAGCAGTTGTAGCTACATAAAACCATGCGCTACCGTCATAAATCATTACAGGGTCTACGCCATTACAAGCCACTAAAAAATGCCCTGCGGTGTTAGTCATATTTACAAATTGCAATTTATCGCTAGAAATACCAGTAAATACCACAGTAGCAGGGTTAGCTTTAGTTTCCCAAATGCTTGTGCCTGCTGCGCCAAATAGCTTATAGCTACTGGTTTGCGTGTAATTCATTAGGGTATTTATGGGGGTAGTAGCTTGGTTTAAGTATGTACCAACTACAGTAGCATTATTTGCGGGGGTAGACGCCATAGTATAGGTAAATGCTGTAGTGCTAATAACAGTAATTTTATATACACCGCTATATACAGCAGGGGTAGTCCCCGAAATAGACACATAAGCACCAGTTGTTAAACCATGCGCTGAAGTTGTAGTTAAGGTTGCTACTGCATTTACATAAGTAATGCTACTAATGGTTTTAACGCCAGTAGAAGTAGTTAATATTGAAACTACGCTATAGCCTTTACGCATAGTGACATCAGTAGGCGTGGGATACCAATTAACAAGCTGAACCGCATCTAGCGGTTGCATATTAGCGAGGGAATCCCTACCATTCCAACCGCCTACGGGCGCGGGAACAGAAGCAGTATTAGCAGTAAACTTTTTAGGTACTGCCATGATTAACTGCCGTAACCAGTATCGGGGATATTAGCCCATCCAATCAATACGGCACTTGGCTGTGGCGCAAAAGATAGGGTAGCAGAACCCTTATCATTAGCTTTAGCCACATTTAAATAACGCTGATAATCTTGCAATAGGGCGGTAGTGTCAAAAGATTTGATTTGGAAGTATTTAAGCTTAGTCAATAGTGCTATTACAGAATCATCTAATACAGTCGTATCGCTGTCAGCAGTAAAGCTATTTTTAACTGTTCCATCTACTGCTCTTGCCCAGCCTTTAGAACGATACTCAAAACCTAAATATTCTTGAGTATTGTAAGGTGGCCAAATCTGAAATTCATTACCAAGAATACGCCAACGAACTCTAGGCCCAGTTGAAATATAACCCGATTTTAGCCATTGCCATTGCTGTGCATCTACTGGGCCAAGCATTTGCCAATGTTTTGTCTTATCCCAATGCGTGTTATCTGTGATTGTTTCGTAATCTGCTGGTAGATCGTAAATAGTCTTACTAAATGTGACAGTTCCACCTACAGAAGTTGCGGAAGCTAGTTGGGTAGTTACAAGCGAAGTAGAGTTTGTAACAGTATCAATGTAAGTATCTTGTGGGATGCTTGTGCCAACAATAGAATAAGTATTATCTAACCCCGCAGTACTAGGAATGTTACTTAGTACATAAGAACCATTAGTAGTAGTACATGTCGTTGTAACTGCGGTGGTATAGAACCGATATTCCAACTCCAATGCTTGCCAATCGTGTTCTTTAATCAAATCGTACCCTGCACGGTTCATTAAAGCCAAGATTTGTTGTACATCTTGACTTTGATTACCAACTACAAAAGTAGGTACGGCAAGGTTAAGTTCAGCAGTTACCTGCTGTACGAGTTGAAGCATTGTTGATGACATATTAGACTTCCTCTGTGGCTACCGCTTTCTTACGGGGTTTCTTTTCACCAACAGCGGCAAGTATAGCGGCCATTTGTTCTTGCATTTGTGCCAGCTTCGCATCTGTTTGAATTTTCATTTTAACAGTTTCTTGCTCCTTTTTGGCAAGTTCTTGTTTTAATGCGTTAATTTCGCTTTCACGCTTGTCGGTTTCGGCTGCGCTGGTAGCTAAACTTAAAAATGCCTTTGCTTTGTCGCGGAAAGCATAAGGGGACATTCCTGCCGCCATTCCCATACGCTGTAATTGCTGATCTGACGCTCCTGCAACAGATTCTACGGTGTGAAACTTCATTGCGCGTAGTTCTTCAGCTTGAGATTTAGAAACCAATGGCCATTCTCCTACAGGAGTACCCATAATTTGCTCATCATTTGCGCCTAAACGGTTCTGATAGATAGCCCATTGTTGCGGAAAACGCTGTTTATGACTGTTTAGTACATAAGTATCAATTTCTGTAAGGGTATCGCCAGCTACACAAATATGAACAAAATCAAACTCTTTGTATATTGGTCTGCCTGCATCAATTGATTCTTGCTCTTGATGTATAGGGCGTTTGTAGAAACGAACCTGTAATCTTGCGTCTGCGTTGTTTTCATCGCTTGGTAGTGCCATTTTTAAATCTCCTCAAGGTATTAAGGTAAAAAATTAAAGAAAAAAAGGGCTACCCTTTTGAGGTAACCCTTCGTTTTTACTACAAAAAACTATTAAACACTAGCCTTGCTAAACCAGCCATAATCGCCTGATGCCATTGAAGCACCTGACAAATATGTACCAGCAGAAGGAGTTGCTTGGAATGTTGATGCGTTAATTGTGCAAGTTGCTGTTGATGCGCCGATTGCTGCGCCTGCTTGGGCAAAAACATAACGGAAGCCATCGCTACCGAAAGTTTCAGCACCTAGTGGGCCAAATGTTGCAATTGATGTACCAGCAGAGTTTGGATTTGTAGCTGTTGTATTAGCTAAATCCACACCTGCGATTGGGAGAACGGTATAAGCCATGATATTTCCTTTTCTATTCTATGTTAAGTGGTTGTCAGATTAAGAACCTGTCAATACACCCTGTAAGAAGCTGTTAGAACAAGTAAGATTGCCGCTCCAGCCATACAATTTTACGATCGCGTCCTGATTGATAGACTGACGCTCGCCACCGATAGGAACGAAATTACGCTCTTTATGTGGGCGCAAGAAGATGTAATTTGTGTTCAACAAATACATAGTCGTTGCGGATTCTTGTGCGCCATAACCACCACCCAATACCACATCAGCAGACATACCGCCACCGTAGAACTTGAGGGATGCGAAACCAGCAGCACCTTCTTCAACACCAGCAATACGCTGAATAGCTTGCAAAGAAGCAACATAGTATTGATACAAAGTGTTACCAGCAACAATTAAATCTACTTTGTCTGTACCGCGAACAGATTTGATTGCGGCAGTAGTCATAGCAGCTTGAATTACTGAAGATGATGTAGCACCAGTTGTTGCTTGGTTCTGCCAAAATGTCCAGTTTGCACGGTTAATACCACCGTAAGTACCGCTTGTAGGTGAAGTTGATACTGCTGCTGCCAAACCAGTAATGTTCTTACCACCGTTACCTGTACCGTCACCATAGATGTCAGTAGAAATACGGTTTAACAAACGGGCTTCAGAAACTTGCATACGGCCATCTAACAGGTCGATGATTGCTTCTTTAGAACTGTTTTGCAACATTTCTAAACCACTCATTGTTACGCTATCTGCGTACTGAGTAATAGAGAACTGAGCAGCAGAAATAGGGCTGTCAGGGGTGATGTTCAATACTTCGTAGCCACTATATGAAGTAGCGTTGTTAGTATTTGGATCGTTGTACATGATTTCTTCCAAGATAACATTACCGCCTGAAAATGGGCGGACATTACCTTTAGAGTTCAATCTTGATAGGATTGCGTTGTTTTGTGTTAAGTTATCTGCCAATACACCGCTACGGCTTTGAATGGTTGTAGCGATAATATCGGTGATTGCGCTGTTTGCGAATGCCATGATATTTCCTTTATT